AGGATCAGGAAACACATAAACTTTTTCGTTGGGATATCTGTGATGTATTTCTTGCACCAGTTCGTCTGTGTTTGATGAGTATATAAGGATTTCATCTGTGACATAGAACTCATCACCGCTCCTATGTCCCACAGTTGCTGAGATTGGATTTCTGTTGAAGTCAACTCCAATCAGACATTCTTTGGGTTTGACACCTTCATAGGCTTTGACATTGTGATCACGTTCAAACGAATATGCCACTCTGTTGCCTATATCTTCAAACGATGCTTCAAACTCTTGCTTGAACTGACTGAGTGTCATTTCTGCACGGGCTGCTTCAATCTCTTCAGGGTCTACCATTCCTGCTTCAAGTGTGGTCATGCTCCAACTGTTCCAACCTGGTGTGGTGCTGGCTAGATTGAACAAGTCATAGAAGTAGTTGTTTTTACCACAGGGTGTGCTAATAAACATTGCATCGCCACGTTGGTCAGCCAGTGCTGGTCTAATAACTTCTGGGAATAAATCAGGATCACAAAATGCTGCTTCATCTATAACGCAATATGAAAGACTTATACCACGCAATGCTTGTATGTTCTCTGAGCCTTTGAGTGATATCACGCTGTTGTTTTTCAGTGTTATACTCAACTCTGATTCGTTGATCTTTTTCACCCAACGTAGATTCAACAGTTGGTCTTTGAGTGGTTTCCAAACAATCATCTTTGCTGCACGATATGAACTTGTAACGTAGAAAACGTTCTTGTTGGGTTGATGTGCATACCAGCACAACTCTCTGATGGCTAGATAGGTTTTGCCACTACGTCTTCCAGCTGAGATACACTTGAATCTACTGGGGTCATCACTGACGGCTTGTTGCCATGGTGCTAGTTTCACAGGAGGTGTGTTTCCATTGCCATCAATCTCATGTTGAGGTCTTGGATCATTTGGTCTTGGTGTCTTATGTGGCGTATTGCATCGTCCATCAACTTTGTCTGCCTGTTGAGCAAGCCTGCAAGTTCTGTATATCCATTGGTGAGGTATTCCAGTTGATCATAAGGATCGTAATCTTTGTTGAGCATTGTATTCTTTCTTGATTGTAAAATGGCGGCTTCTGGTCATTGTTGCCACATTGTCGTATTCCCAGCCTTTGTCCCAATCAAGTCTACCCAAACAAAGATCCTCGCTGCCACGTCCTCTACAGTTCCAAACTTCATCTGGAAACAGCGTTTGCCATTGATCCCAAGTGAGGGTGTGTGTTTCACCTCTGTAGTTGCTTTGGCTTTTGTGTTTTAAGAACGCATAGTATTTGTCTCGTGTCACAGGACAAGGACCTGTTTTCCAACAGTTGGGATCTGCTCTGCGACCTCTTCCTGTTGGGCTGGGGCCCTTGACTGCTGGCACATACTTGATCCTAGGCAAAACTCATTATCCAAGTTAGGGTAACATTGATGCCATATATCAACATGAACAAATAAATCAAGTTCATTACTCTTGTTGTGGCCTTCATCAGTTCTTTCATAGCGTTGGTTCCTTGTATAGTGTTAGAGTGTGTGAGTTGAGTTTGGTTTCAAACAAGAAACGCTGGTATGCGTCATCAGTGAGTTCAACAGTGTTGTCTTCCGCTAATACTCCGCCTAGTTTGGCAAAGTTGTAAACAGGCAGTTCATTGGTGGTGTATACGAACTTCATACTGCACTCATTTCAAATAAACTGGCAAATGTGCTAGGACGCAGTTTGCCAATGCTGGAATCTTCGTTGGGTAGATCAATGTCCATATAAGGATTGTAGATCTTTTCTCTTATGTTCATCAATGTTCTCCATAGACATTTTTTTACAGTTAGATCTTCGTGTATGCGTGTTAGTCGCTTGGGTAGATCTTTCATGTGCTCTTGTGGTGGGTTCAACAAGTTACTGTGTTCGTTGCCATATGAGTGCAACAACTTCCGCATGGTGTTGATGTCATTTTCAATCCACTGTGGCAAATGATGTCTAGTGCTTTCACTGATTGCGTCTGCTTGATCAAACAAGTCCAACCAAAACTGATTGTCTAAATCGTGCCATCCGTTGAGCAGTCCACCTTTGTGGGTGCTGCGTTTTAGTTTCCCATGCAGATTGATGTAATCGTTCATTTCATCGCATATTGCGTTTATTGCTGTCATTGTTCACCACCTGTTTTAGGCGCATCATTGTTCACTGGCGCTACTGGTTTCTTCACTGGTGTTAGGGATATCGTCCCAGAGTTCTTCATTGTCATCTTTGTTATCTCCTATAGTTGATGATTCATTCCACGGTAGTGGTGCATTGGCTTCGCTGTTAACAGGTTGGTCTGTCATTCCTAGATACTGTTTGCTGAGCCATATTTGCATTGTGGTGTTTTCGTTTACTACTGCGTTCTTGAACATTGCACGGCGTAGTTTTATCTTCATTGTTTCACGGCCTTTTACAAGTTCTACCGCGAAGTTTCTGCTTATTGCATCTTCTTTAACTCCAAAGAAGTTGGCAATCTCTTTGTTGGTGCATCCAAGGTGTGCAAGTTCTTCTACTTGTTCTTGGGGAACCACTGTTTTGTCACGACCTACTGGAAGGCCTGTTATCACACCTTCTGTGGGTGCTTTGGGCTTGGGACCTCGTTTGCCCCATCCTTCTGGTCTATCGTTGTTGTTTTGTTTCATACAGTATTTACCATCTGCATCTGTTTATTGGATAAAAATGGGCCAGTTTTACTGCTTTAGCCCAGGCAGGTTGGTGTTAAGCTGATTGTTTCTTGCTCACTACGAGTTTGATGTTGTATTGGAACATAAAATCACTTGCTTCATCCAGTTGCTCCAACCAACTGCCTACTAGATCTTTTTGTGCCCGTATAGCAAGTTCTTTGCTTTTGAAAAACTTTTCGTCAGTGGCAGTTTTGGCATCAAACTGTTGTTTGAAGTGAAACAAATCATCTTCTTGTTTGCGTATCCATTCATTGATATCTAGAACTTTGTTGCCTTTGAGTGTTTCTAATGTTTCATATTTGTCAGTCATCACGCTGTCTCCTCTTTTTTCTTTTTCCAGTGCTTTTGTAAAAACTCGCCGTGCATACGGTCATAGTGTTGTTTGTGTGACTTTAAGTAATCATAGCCCTCTCCAAAAATCCAGTTTTCGTCTTTGTCTGACTCTCGTTCAACAGTTTCGCAAAACTCTTCATAGGTGATCTCATCTGACCAGTCAAGTTTTGGAAAGTGTTTGCGGATAGAACTGACTTGGGCAAACACAGCAGTGATTTGTTTTTTGCTTGGTTTGCGTGAGCTGTCAATGTGTAACCCACTTTTTAGGTTTTCGTAATAGTCCCAACACGCAAAACCTGGAATGTTCTGTGCCATAATCTTTGTGATTGCACGAACCGCATCTGGGTAAGTTGTTGAAAAAATAGTTTCTAGGTTTGCTGGCACTTTGCCAAATGTGTGTGTGTTCATCTTACACCTCCTCACAATCATAAGACTCTGTCATATGGTCAAACAGATCTTTGACATCTTCATAGGTTGCGTTTTGTAAGTAGGGGATATCAAACATATCGTCGCCGTTGGCTAGATCTACTAGGAAGGCGATCATCTCTTGTTTAGTTTGCATAGTCATAGTATAGTGCCTTTTCTGTTGTTGCCTAATGCGTCATTGCATACTAGTAATATACAGCAATCAAGGGGTGCTGTCAACCTGTTTTTTACGCTGTCTCCTCTACTTTAAGATTTTCTTCAAAGTGTTTCGCAAAAGTATTGATGTTGTAATCTTTTGGAAACTCACCAGTTGAGACTATAAGCTGAGCCCAAGTGTCAGCCTCTTCCCAAGTGTCAAATAGACGATCACACTCTTGCCACGAGTTGTAATAGTTAGCGTCTTCGTCTACATACCATACTAGGTATTTTGGATAGTTCATTGTGTAGTCGTTCATAGTGTAGTGCCTTTTTGTTGTTGCCTATGTATTATTTATACGACATTTTTTAGGTGTTGTCAACCTGTTTTTTACTCCAAGTGCATATTGCAACAGCCAGATAGCTTCTACTGGCAGTTGGACATAGTGTAATCATATGGTCAATAACCTTGCGTCTTTCAACTCCTCTTTTGCCGTGGTATGAAAGAGTTTCAACCAACTCACGATTAGCATCTAACCAATCTCTACAGGACAACCCTTCAAGGTAATGCGATGCGTTCTTCGTTGTCATCTTACCATATCTTGTCATCATTGTATTTCTGCGTTTTGCCTTCGTTTCTTCTGAGGTTGTTGTGGATTTTCTTGCGGCACTTATGCGTGTTCTTGCTTCATCACTTAAATGACAAATGCCTGTGTTCCAAGCAATATTTCTTCGTTCTACTTTCTCTTCAGTGCCAGTGCTTGTAGGTAGTGGTGTTGATAAGAAGTCCATGATACCCTCTGTGTTGTTGCCCTATGTGTTAGTTATAGCAGGTGAGTTAGGTGTTGTCAACCTGTTTTTTTTCCTCTCAATATATTGCTCCATAGTGCCATTTACAATATGATTTCTAATAGTGCCTTTATCACCACCTAATATTTCTGCCCATTCTTTAGTAGTTTTACCTTTGTAGAATATCTTTAGATTTTTGTTGATTGCAGTGCATGGTATATTAGCCCATTTACAATAAGTTTTGTATTCGTGCATGGTGCCATTGACAATATGATCTCTAATAGTGGCAGGATCACCACCAAGTATTTTTGCCCAGTCTTTAGTAGTTTTACCTTGAAAGACATATTTTGGTTTGTTTCTTTTTGCCTTGTGTTCAGGTGATTGTTTTAAGCCCCACATGCCGCCCACTCGCATAGGATTATATACAAAGTTCTCTTCAGTGCCTGTGTTTGCAGGCAGTGGTGTTGATAAGAAGTCCATGATACCCTCTGTGTTGTTGCCTATGTGTAAGTTATAGCAGGTATGTTAGGTGTTGTCAACCATAATA